ATGTTGGTTCATCTTGTGAGACGTTTCCAAGTAGGTTAGTTCCGCTTGATCCATTATCAATACAAACGTAAACTTTAAAGTCGGAATTAAGTACGTAGTAGTTCGCATCATACAATCTATTTGCTTTAGTTAGAGGACTTTGATTTGTAGCACTATAATCATCTCTGTATATTTCATATCTATTTCCAGATATCCAATCAACTCTTCTTATAATTCTTCTTATATTTGCTGATGATACCTTTTTACCAAACATCATAGTATCACCAGAATGTGCTCTATATGAAAAACTATCTGTTGGTGCAGGGGTATTTGAGTTCCAATTTCCTGATCTTCCATAACCCACTACAGTATCTGCTCCTTGAGGATTTGCTAATCCTACAAAAACATAGTATGAATTATTTGTATTTTCTACTGATTCAACAAAGTTATTTGCGTTCAGAATTCTAAATTGGTCAGTAACTATTGCCGACATCTTAAAATTTTGCTTTTCTTTTTATTTATAGTGGTTATTTAATCAAAGTCCAAATACTCTGATCGCACCAGTGGATCTGAGACCCCTATGTGATGTTGGATCATAATTTTTCCTTTGAATAGTTGGGAATGTAGTTAAACCAGTATTCACTGTTAATCCAGTTACACCTATCGAAATAGGATTACTTGATCGTACTCCATCATATAATCTACCCCAACTTAATCGACCCAATGATGTAGAGGTTGTAATTCCAGATGGATAATGGAAACCAGTAGTTGCAATACCAACAATATTAGAACCGTTCTCAACATTACAAACGATTTCAGCATCTTCACCTCCACCACTTGAAATAGAAGCTACTTTATAAATGTTATCTAAGAATGTTGTGCCAATACCAACTATAGAAGAATTATGTCCATCAACGGATGTAACTCCATGACCAACTGATGTATCTCTTATAAAGACTGGATATCCTACTTGAAGTCTAGGTTGAACAGTTTTTGTTGCTCTAAAGAAGAATTTAAGTGCTGCTTGTGTTCCACTATTAGTAGTTGTAGTTGTTATACCTGTTATAATTCCTGTAAAACCCTCTACCTCATCAAATGATGTAATTTTTTCAGTTTGGAATGGAGGTAACTCTATGATAACTTCTGGAGGATTTGAATGTGTATAACCAAGACCAACAGCAGTAAATGATGTATCAGTAACTGAACCATTTGTTATAGTGGTTGTTGCAAATGCTGTTGAACCAATACCAGTTGTAGTTCCAGAACCGATTGGTGGTCTAATTGTAATACTTGGTGCTGATAAGTATCCAGATCCTGCATTTGTAATATCAATTGAGATAGTTCCAGCAGCAGAAACAATAGCAGTTGCTGAAGCACCAACATTTATCTTTCCTGATGTTATTAGAGCATCAAATTCAAATGCTGATAAACCGTAAACATCGTCTTCATAAATGAACGATTCAATTTCATCAACAAATATACTATTTGCACTATTTGTTCCTGAAATTATTGAAAGATCTCCAATAATTTTTGCAGTAGGATAAACTTGTGGTTCAATAGAAGGTCTTGATTTATCAATTACTTGTCCACCTACAACTAAATCTACTTTCTGTTTTGTCCATCTTACTGGTTTTTCATTAACTTCATCAACCCCTAATCCAGTGTAGATATTAGTTTCAACTAAATCTGCACCTAATATTTCTTTAACAACTCTTTCACCAGTTTGAGAAGTAGTTACACCTATTGGACTCTTTGTAATCTTTAATTCATCACCAATTTTTATTGTCTCCTGAACATCAACTAAATCTACATCGACTCCATCTTGACCCTTGTAGAAGAATATATCAACTTTATCGTGATCATTTGCACCTGGTGATGTCTCTCCTGTAGGTGCTTCTTCAAATATAAATGTTGTACCACCTTGGAATGAATAAGATTCACCTGGTTTTTGGAGAACTCCATTAACAAATATCAATAATACTGCATCCAAATCAATTAGTGCAGATTGTGAGTTTGTATTGTCTTTCTCAAAACTTAATAATTGTCCATTAAAGAATAATGGGAATCTAAGTCTTGAACCATCTTGTAAGTTTTTAATATCATCAATAAAATCAATTTCACCAAATTGCCAAGAAGAAAACTTATCATTAAATATTTGTAAAACTTCAAGTTCAAATTCGTTTATTGGTTGTGATAAATGTGCAGCAGTAACTAATCCAACAGGTTTGAATTTGTCACCAATCTTAAATGAATGACCTGGTCTTGCTATTTGGAAATTAGATATTTCAAATGTAGTTGAACCAATACCAACTGTTGTTCTTGATGCTCCTACTTCTACATCAATTAATAAATTAGATCCAGTATCTGTAGTTGGACCAACACCTAATCTTGAAACACCAACCACAGGTAGATTATCATAATTAGGTTCTGGAATAATAATTTCTGGATTAACGTAACTTGTACCTGCAGAAACAATGTTAAATGATAAAGTTCCTCCAACTCCAACAGTTGCAGTAACATTTGCACCACTTCCACTACCTCCACCTTGACCAACAAAGAAGGTAATAGTGTTAATTGTAGTTGCTCCAATACCAGTTTGTATTCCTGCAAATGGATCTTTACCACCTACTCCATCAGATGCAGTACCCTTAGTTTTTGATACCTCACGAGGATAAGGATGATCAGAGAAGAAATCATCTTTAGAACATTTAAACACTAGTCCACCAGTGTCAATACCAACTGTATCACTAGTTGTAAAAGTATGATTTGGAATAGTAAGTATTAGATTTCCAGTATGAGAGATATACTCTGCGTTAGTAGCAGTAAATCCTTGACTTGATGCTCCTGAGAATGCAGTTTTCTTAACTGAACCTATACCAGAACTTACAAATCTATGTACATATGCCTGATCAGTAACACCAATCGCAACTGAACCACCACGATATCCTGAACCAAATGTAAGATCTTCAAAGAATTCATATGCGTGACCACCACCTTGATAAGTATGAGGAATTGTGCTTGCACCTGCTTGAACTTTAAATGTTCTATCTGAAACAATACCAACAACAAATAAAGGTCTTTCATGATCTTGGAAGATGGTTGTTGTAACTCCAACATATCCACCACCACCTATTGTTTTAACCGCCCCAGTAGTAGCAGAAACGAATGTGTGAGTATATTGATCACTTGCTGAAGATGCACCCACATTAACTTGGAAGGTGTTTGTAGTGGCATTACTTACAGTTAGGTATTGACCTGAAGCAGGGTCAGTAGGACGAGGATATGGATGATTAGATCCGTGACTATCTTTTGAACAAGTAAATGTAATTCCATTATCATCAATAACAACAGCATCACCATTTGCTAATCCGTGATTGGCAATTGTTATGACTAATTCACCATTCGCTGGATTATATGTTGCATTTGTTGGTGTTCCTACAACAGTCTTTGGACATCTGAATTCTAATCCTTTTAATTTGACAGTGTTTGGTCTCTCTAAACCAAATCCGTGGACTGTATTTGTTGTGACTGTTATAATTCCTGTTATATTATCATATGCAGCAGTTTGAATACCAAGATTAAATCCTGATGATGTACCAATACCAACAATACTTGTTAATCCTCCAGCATTATTTTTAAATGCTTTTACTTTTGCACCTTGTAATGGAGCATATCCAAGACCAGCAGTTGATCCTAGAGATATTATTATTCCACCTCTTGGAACTTGGTTTTGGTTAATATCAGAATCTGATATTATAAAATCACCATTTGTAGAAGTTATACCAGTAAATTCAACTGTTGAAATACCTGCAGTTGTATCTGATATAAATTCATAATTATTACCTGTATTGTTTAAAGTTTTTGGTGTTTGGAATACACCATTTATGAATAAAACTCCATTACCAATACCTATACCCGAAGAAGTGTTTGCTCCACCAACTGTAAGACTATATGTTTTGCCAATTCCTGTAAAGTCATCTGATATATCATCAAACAACATATTAGTAGTATAATCACTTCTAAGGAAAGTTCTTCCACTAAAATCAGCTTTAACAAAAGGTAAGTTTGTATCATCCTTTCTTGATCTAGTATTTCCTTTTGGAGGATCTGTAAAGTGTACAGTACTATCAATAATATTGAATGATCCTCTATGAAGTCTTACTGTTGCTCCAGCAGTATGAGTAGTTGCTGAAATACCTAATTGTCCTCTTCTTACTTTTACTGTAGGAAGTGTTGCAATACCTGCAGCAACATCTATTGCATCATTAATTGTTCCTGTTGGTGTACTTGAAAATCCAACTTCAGTAACAATCATAAATTCATCATTAATTTTTAAAATATCAGATGTTGTTATAGAACCTATACCACTAAGAATTAATTGTGTAAGACCAATACCAACAGTGCTATTATGTGTAAATCCATCAAAAGTTCCTAAAGTATGAGAAATCTTAGTAAATGTAACTGGTTGTTGTACAACACCATCTAATCCAATAATTGATTTTGTCAATTGTTTTGTCATTGACAATTTGTGTAAATTACCACCACCACTACCAGTAAATGTTACTGCAGCACCTGATGAAACATATTCAGGTTTTGTATATAATTCAAATTGATTTTCATCAATAACTTTTGCAAATACGGTGCTAGGCAATATGGTTGTTACAACACCTGCAGTATTAGCGGTTGCACCAATAGAAACTGCAGTCGCTGCTATACCAGTAAATGTTGATCCAGGTGTATATGTTAATTGTTCATTTGTATTGAAGAAATGATTTGGAATGTTAAACAGACCTGTAGTCTTAACTAATCCTACACCATCTGCAACTGAGTTAATTCCAACTGGATTGAATGTTTTTATGTAAATTGGTGTTCCTTCATATTTTAAATCAAATGCAGTCTTGTTTGCTCTTAATCCACTTAAACCATCATAAGACGATAAGAATAATTTTTCTGTAACTCTTCCAAATGTTAGATCTTGTGGTACATTAGAAAAATCATTAGCAGTATAGAAAATTTGACTAAATGATTGAACTTCAATTAATGAATTAAATTCAGAGTCTGGATAAAATCTCAAGTTGATATCATTTCCAGATATTTCACCACCAAAAGTACCAATACCAGTAGTTGAACCTGCAGACACAAATGGGTATTGAACTGTTAGAACATCATCAGTATCTCTCAATGAGATGATTTGATGTATTGCAGATGTTTCACCACAAGATACCCTTACAATTGATTTAACAGAACTATCAATAGTTTTGTTTATAGTTCCATAAGTTATCGTGCTTGCAGTTCCAGTTACATAGTTTGACTCTAATCTTGCACTTCTTTCTGTACCAGATGGTTGTCCTATTGTTAAAAATCTATAAGTTCCTATTCCTGTTGTAGTAGTTCCTAATCCAACAACATTTGATCTAACTTCAAGTGGATTAATTCTATCATTTTCGCACTGTAGTTTTATTAAATTATTTTCAAATCTAGCAGTTATTACACCTACAGATGAATTGCTAAGACCTAAAGATGTATCAACGTATGTTTGAGATGTTGTGGTTCTTGTCCCATCAAAATCTACAATAACTTCATTATAATTAATTTCTTTAGTAATACTATCTTGAACAAAAATACTCGCATATAAACCGTTAAAATCAGTATTAGGGAATTGAGCAATTGTTGTTGTAGTTACTCCACTAGATGTGCTATCTACTCCTACATTTGAACCAACTAAATCTACTTGTCCAACTGCTTGTGTTCCAATACCAGTTAAATCTGAATTAAAATCTATTTTTAATATTTTAATATCATGATCTTTAGTAAATTTTTCTGTTGGAGTAAATATAAGATTTTTTTCTCCAGTTGAAGTTATTTCTGTTGAAAACTCTCCTAACTCTAAAGTTGTAAAATCTGTTGTTTTTTCAAGTAAGAATGCATTGTCAGTAGTAGTTAATGTTATAACTTCTGTAAATTGTACATCAGATGTATCTGGATCAACAATTTGAATTAAATAATTTCCAAAATCCTCTGAAAGTTCTTCAATTATTGTATTGTTTTCTTGGAAACCTGTGCTTGAGAATTCTCCACTTATATCATCATGAACAAGAACTCTATTTGTTTTACATCTTGTGAAATCTGTTAATACTCTATTTGATAATTCAATAAACTTTGAACTATTTGTTCTTGTATCATAATCTCTTACAAGATCAAAATTGTTTATAGCATCAACTCTTTGCTGTTCTTCTAAATCTAAAACATTTAAGACATCAAGAACAATCAAATCATTTGTCAAAGCAGTAGTTCCAATACCAACAGAAACTTGACTTTCAATTGAAGTATCTGCAAAATTCTTTAATCCAGCAGGATGAACAAGACGATTTACAGGATTTACAAATTTATCCCATTCTATTGTACTCTTAACAGTGTATGATAAATTTTGATAATAATCATTATTTGGAATTACTTGATAATCTTCATTTAACTTGCCAATATCATCAATCCATCCATATTCCTGTCTGTTTGAAAAATCAGTTTTGAATTTTGCTTTATTATTAACTAAACTTGTTATTTCAGCAGAAACATTACTTGATCTTCCTAAAATTCTATCTCCTTTTTTGAGATCAAATTTACCGTCAATTTTTATATAATCATCTCTAATTTCAACGACCAATACATCTGTTTTTAATGAATTAACAATTAATGTTTCATTTAACTCAAATTCACCTCTTGTTTGTATAGGTTCAATTACAGGATAATTTGATTTATTGATAATTGATGCATATCCTGATTGGAATGTTTTTGCAATACCTGGATTAGTTGTTAATCCAGATAAATTAAATTTGAGTATTGCTTGTGCTCCTGCAATATAATCACTTATTGTAAAGAATTGATAGTTATAATTTTCAGAATTAAATCCATCTCCTTCGACTGTTGTATTTGTTGAAATACCTCCCTGAGTTGCACCGACACCAATTTCTCCAATTCTTTGCATCCCTTCAACAAAAATTTCATCGCCAATTGCAAATGGTTGTGGATCGACAAATCCATTCATAGGTGTTTCTAAGAAACAAGTGACTAATCCTGTTGAACTTGTTTGAACTGAATTAATACCAATTCCATTTGAATTATTGATAGCAACAATCTGATGATTTAATGAATCTAGTCCAGTTACAGGTGCAATAACCTTTACTTCAGATATTGTTTGATTAGGTGCAATGGGTTGTAGTGAAGAATTATCAACTACTACATTTCTAACAGGGTTAAAGACAATTAAATTTGGAGCATTTATATAATTTGCACCACCACTTACAATATTAACACTTTCAATAATATCAAGATTATCAATATTTACAACAGGTGATATAAATGCCTCTGGACTTAATGTCTTATCAGAAGAATACTCATACCCGATATCTACAATTCTTACATCATTAATTCTTCCGATAGATGTTGATACTGCTACAATATTAGCATTCTTACCATTATCACTAGTTATTGATTTAAACTTAGGAAGTTTTTTGTAA